AGGAAGAGAATCATACTTAATTGATGATCTCATGACTTTTCAAGGATCATGTTGGTTTATGTCAAAAAAGCTTTTTGAGCAAATAGATGGATTAGATTTTGGTTATTTTTGGCATGAGGCACAGCAATTGGGGAATAAAGTCTGGCTTTCTGGTGGTCGTGTTGTTCGCAATAAAAAAACTTGGTATGCCCACCTACATAAAGGAAAAGACATGGGAAGAGGGTATTATTTATCAAAAAGAAAAGGGGATGAGGAAGCAAAAGAAATAATTGATTTATGGATGAATAATAAATGGGAAAAACAAATTAAAAAATTCAAATGGTTAGTTGATAAATTTTTACCATTGTCAGGATGGAGTAATTGGAATTGGAGTAATGAATGGAACGAAATGTAATAGAATACTTACATAAGAGATTTAATAAAGATGATTCACAAGTTTCACCAGTAAGATGTCGTGGGTTTAAAAGACATAATTTAATTAAATTATTTTCTGAATTAGAATATAAAAAAGGGGCAGAGGTAGGAGTAGCTGAAGGTGATTTTTCAGAGTATATTTGCAAAACCATTAATGATGGTCATTTATATTCAATTGATTCTTGGGGAAGTGAATTAAATGAAGATCCCAGAGGCAAATTAATTGGACTTAATTTAGCTAAAAGTAGATATAAAGAAGCTAAAGAAAAATTATCTAAGTATAATTGTAGTATAATAAAGGACATTAGTATGTCTGCTGTTCTTGCTATTACAAAAGAATCTCTTGATTATGTTTATATTGATGGTAATCATACTTTTGATTTTATTATGCAAGATTTAATTGAATGGGGTAAACGTGTTCGTAGTAATGGCATTATATCTGGACATGATTATTATCATTTTAGGTGGTCTGGTGTAGTTGAAGCTGTGGAAATTTATACTAAAATGCATAAAATATATGAATGGTATATCACTGATGAAAGAACTCCTTCATTTTTTTGGGGAAAGAGCAAATAAATATGTTTAAATTAAGCATATTAATTCCATCAAGAAATGAATTATTTCTTAAAAATACAATTGATAGTATTCTTAATAATATTGAGGCTGATACTGAGATAATTGTAATATGTGATGGACAATGGCCTATTGAAGGAATTCCTGATAATCCTAGATTAACTATAATCCATCATAATGAATCTATAGGTCAGAGAGCGGCAATTAATGAAGCAGCAAGATATTCTCAAGCAAAATATGTTATGAAAATGGATGCTCATTGTGCTGTATCTAAAGGATTTGATAGAATATTATTAGAAGATATGCAAGATGATTACACTATGGTCCCATTAATGAAAAATTTGTATGGATTTGATTGGGTTTGTAAACAATGTGGAAATAGAAGGTATCAAGGACCAACTCCTATTTCATGTCCTAATTGTGGGAATACTAAAGAATTTGAAAGAGATATAATATGGAAAGGGAAAAATAGTCCAAATAGCACATCTTATTGTTTTGATTCTGATCCTCATTTTCAATATTTTGGGGAATTTAAAAAAAGAAAAGAAGGTCAAGGGGATTTAACAGAAACTATGTCATTGCAAGGGTCTTGTTGGATGTTAACTAGAGATAAGTATTTTGAATTAGGGGTTTGTGATGAATCTTTTGGCAGTTGGGGATCTCAAGGAATAGAAGTAGCATTAAAGACTTGGCTTTCTGGTGGCAGAGTAATATGCAATAAAAAAACTTGGTATGCTCATTTATTTAGAACTCAAGGAGGGGATTTTAGTTTTCCTTATCCTTTATCTAACAAACAAGTACAAAAAGCAAAAAAAGGAATTAGAGATTTATTTTTTAATAATAGATGGGACAGACAAATATTGCCTATGTTTTGGTTATTAGAAAGATTTTGGCCTGTTCCGGGATGGACTGAAGAAGAATTAGAAAAAATAAAAAAAGTACCTTTGAGAAGTACAATAAATAATAATAGTTTGAATAAGTCTATAATTTTTTATACAGATAATAAATTAAAATTAAAGATAGCTCATTGTGTACAAAGGCAATTAAATACTATACATTTGCCTATAGTTTCTGCTTCATTAAAACCGATGCCTCATTTTGGAGATAAAAATATATATGTAAAAAAGAAACATGGATATTTGACGATGTTTTATCAAATTTTAGTTGCTTTAGAAGCTAGTGAATCTGATATCATATTTTTTTGTGAACATGATGTTTTATACCATCCTAGTCATTTTGATTTTATTCCTGAAAAAAAGAATGTATTTTATTATAATCAAAATGTGTACCATTTGAATAGTGATAATGGAAAAAGTGTATTTTATTATGCTAATAGGACATCTCAATTATGCGCTTATAAAAATTTGCTTATAGATCATTATACAAATAGAATCAAAATTATTGAAAAAAATGGATTTAGTTATAGGATGGGTTTTGAGCCTGGAACTCATAATAGAAAGGAAAAGATTGATAATTATACATGCTCATCATGGTTAAGTGAGTTTCCTAATATAGACATAAGACATGGAAATAATTTAACTAAAAGTAAATGGAGTGTGAATGATTTTAGAAATAAACCTAGATTTTTTAAACAGTGTGATTGCATTCCTTATTGGGGAGAAACTGCTAAATTAATAAAAACATTTTTATAAAAGAGTGATGTTATGGAAAAGATATATGCTGGAACTACAAACTTAGAAATTATTATTGATATGCAGCAAGATATTTCAAATGCCACTGTGCATGAAGTTATAGTTTTAAAAGATGGTGAAGAGAGTGTTTGGGATGCTGAGGTATATGAAAGCAATTGTTTAAGATTTCTATATACTTCAGAACTTGTAGAAGGAACTTATTATTTACACCCTAATTTAACTATTAATGATTGGAGTGGTCTAGCAAATCCAGTCACTTTCAGAGTATATCCAAAATGGGGATAATGTCAATATAAGAAAAGTAAGGCAATACATATTATTGTTTTTTGGTGTCTAAAGTGATAGATATATAAATATGATAAATATAAAAGGCAAAATAGCTCAAAAACGATATATGAATCAAGTGGAATTACAAATGCGGGTGTTAGAAAAGAACTTTGCTATTAATTTAAAATATTTATTAGGAGCACAATATTTATCTACTGCTAGATTTGTTGAAATAGGTGTATATAATGTAGAGCATATAGAATCTTACAGAAGTAGATTTGAAAAGTTAATGTCTTTTCACTATAAAAGAGTTGCTTCTACTTTTCATAAATTAGCAAAGGATAAATTAGAAGAGCAAAAGATGTTTGATCTTTTTCCTGAAATAAAAGAAACTACTATGGATGCTTTTTGGACTGCTATTGCATTATGGATAAAAGAACAAACAGCACAATCAGTTACTCAAGTGAATACCACTACAAAGAGTTTACTTAAATTGATAATTGAAAGAGGAATGTTGGAAGGAAAAAGTGATAGAGAAATAGCAAAAGAGATTAGAGCTATAAAATCTATTTCTAATAATTATCGAGCTATGACTATTGCTATGACAGAAACACATGCTGCTGCTGTAAATTCTATTCATGAATCAGTAAAGAGTACAGGATTAGCGTCAGATAAAGAGTGGATGACAGCAGGAGATGAAAGGGTTCGTGATACTCCATTTTCGCATGTAGCAGCAGATAAAGAAAGAGTGCCTATGGATGCTAAATTTGTAATGACAGGAGAAGAATTGGATTACCCTGGAGATCCTAATGCTAGTGGATCTAACAGAATTCGTTGCAGATGTGTTATATTATATTTTATGTTAAGAAAAATGGTTATACTTTATCAAATAAAAAGAATGAAGGAATTACATATGAGAGGGGTGATATAATGAAAGATTTTTTAACCTTCCCTTTTGAAATGAAGTCTGAAGTAAATGAGGAAGGAGTATTTGAAGGATATGGTTCTACATTTGATGGTAAAAAAGATTCCCCTCGTCCTGAATGGTGGGGAGATATTGTAGAGAAGGGGGCATTTACCAATACTATTAAAAAGGGTGGTAGGAATGGTACTGGTATTTTGATGCTGTTTAATCATGATAGAGATAAAGAACATGGTGTATGGTTAGATTTGCATGAGGATGAAAAAGGATTGTTTATGAGAGGTCAATTTGCTCTTGATACCCAATTAGGGAGGGAAAGATATTCTATATTTAAGATGAAGAAACATGGTCTTTTTTCTATTGGGTTTGATGCTTTAAAATACAGATTAGATGAAAAATCATATACAAGATATTTAGAGGAAGTGGAATTATGGGAAGTATCTGATGTGACATTTCCTCGTAATAGAAAAGCAAAGACTACAAGTATAAAAAGTATAGAAAGTGCAAAGAATATAAGAGAACTTGAAGATGCCTTACGAGATGTGGGTGATCTTTCTCTTAAAGAAGCTCAATGGATTATTTCTTTATGTAAAAATTCTGTACGAGATGTCAAGAATAAAGTTACATCAGAGGAAAAATACATGACTTCTATATTGGATAATCTCCGTACTATTAATCAAACTATGGAAATTTCTAAAGAACTTAGTAATTGTTTTGGTGGAGGAAAATAAATATGTATAAATGGGAAGCTAAAGATGCTCAAACAGATCCTACTCAGGGATCTCAAGAACCTGAAGTTATAAAAAGTGTTCTTTCTGAGATTAAGAAATTAGGTGATAACTATAAGCAGCAATATGATGATTTAAATCGACGATATTCTGAGTTAAAAGATGTAATAAATAATTCACCTCAGAAAACTAATGCACTTATTGATGAAAGAATCAATAAGTTCACTGAGGATATTTCTACTAGACAAGCCGCTCTTGATGCTGCAAATCAAGCTATAGAAGAGCAACAAAGTATTGTTAAATCTACTGTTGATAGATTGGATAAATTAGAAGTAATGCTTCAAAGAACCCCTCAAGCTGCTAATAAAGAAGTTGCAGAACTTGAATACAAGCATGCTTATGATTTTATGATTTCTAATCTTTCATATGGTAAGGATGTTGCTAATTATCATATTGTAAAGAAAATGACTCCTAATGTTAAAGAGTATAAGAATTATGAAAGATGTTTTGAAGAATTTTGTAGAGCAAGATCACAGGGGCAAACACTTGTTATGGAACCTGATGATGTGAAAGCTCTTTCTGTAGGACAAGATCCTTCAGGTGGTTATACTGTTCCTACTGCTATGAGTTCTAAGATTTTTTCTAAGTTGTATGAGACAGATCCAATGAGAAGAATCTGTAATGTGGAAACCATCACTACTAATTCTGTTGAATTTCCTGTAGATTGGGACGAAGCTAGTGTTGGATGGGAAGAAGAAACTAAAGCAGGATCACCTACAGATACACCACAATTTAAAGTGAAAAGAATCCCTGTATTTGTATTGTATGCTAAACCATTAGCTACTCAGACTTTACTTGAAGATTCTTCTATTAATATTCAAAATTGGCTTACCAATAAAGTATCTGATAAATTTGCACGTACTGAAAATGCTGCTTTTGTTACCGGGGACGGTATAGGAAAACCACGTGGATTTACTACTTGGTCTGATGGTACTTATGGTACTGTAGGATACATTTATCAATGTCCTATGGGACATGCTTCTGCATTGACAGCAGATGGTTTTATTTCTGTTAAATTTTCATTAGTTGAGCAGTATATGAATAATGCAGTATGGTTAATGGCACGTTCTACTGTTGCAGCGGCTATGAAATTAAAGTTTGGTGATGGACATTATATTTGGTCACCTGGACTTACTCAAAAAGAACCAAGTACTATTTTAGGTGATCCTCTTTACATGTCAACTACAATGCCTACTGTAGCTGCTAATGCTGTTTCAGTGGCTTATGGTAATTTTAAAGAAGCATATACTATTGTTGATCGTTTGGGAATTTCTTTACAAAGAGATCCTTTTACAAGAAAGCCTTTTGTTGAATTTTATTTTAGGAAGAGGGTTGGTGGTGACGTAACGAACTGGCAAAGTTTAGTATTGGGTAAAGTTTCTGCATCATAATATATTTTACTTAATTTTTTAATAAGTTGTAGGTTAGTATAATGAGAATAAACAAAATGACAAAAATTTGCAATGTATGTGGAATAGAAAAAGATCTAGATTCTTTCCATAATCATACTTCCACAGCAGATAGAAAACATCCTACTTGTAAAGAATGTCGTTCAAGTATTCGTAGGGTAAAGTATAAACCAATGATTTGTCCTATATGCAAAAAGTCATTTATTCCTAAAAAGTCTGATATTTTAACTTGTGGTAATGCTAAATGTTCTTATACTCTATCTAAAAGTAAACGCAAGGATAAAATATCAGAGTACAATAAGCAATATCATACTAATGTTAGATATGGAGATCCTAAAAGAGCAGCAAAGCATAGAGAGCAATCTAAACAATATAGTCGTGATCATAGAGAAGAAAAGAGTAAGTATCAAAAGAAATATAGAGAAGAGAACAAGGAACAATTGAAGGAACAGAAAAAGGAATATTTTTCTCGACCAGAAATAAGGAAATATAGAAATCTATATGAGCTTAAACGAAAGCATGAAAATCCTGAATTAAGAGCAATTCACAATCTTCGAAATAGACTAAATAAACTTATAAAAAGAGGAGATAAAAGTGAAACTACTATGCAATTATTAGGATGTTCAGTAAAGAAATTTAAGAGTCATATAGAATCTATGTTTTCTGAAGATATGGATTGGAGTAATTATGGAGAATGGCATATAGATCATATTGTTCCTTGTAATAGATTTAATCTTTTAGATACTAAAGAACAGAAAGTTTGTTTTCATTATACTAACCTACAACCATTATGGGCAGAAGATAATATTAGTAAATCTGATAAAGTAATAGTGAATTTTGGCAAAACCATCAATTTAGGAGGTAAATAAATTATGATGGGTGGTAAAGATATATATAGCAATTTTGGATATTATGATGCAGTCCATATGCAAACTGCTGGGACTGCTGCTATTAATGGAACTACAATTGATTTGCAACAATTTAATGCTTGTACATTTGTAATAAAATTGGGGTCAATTGCTACTGGAGGCATTCCTGCTGCTTCATACCATAATATAATGATTCAACATGGATTAGCTTCTGCTGCTGGAGTTTCTGCGTGGTCTGATGTTGTTTATGGGTCACAATTACTTCATAGTATTGTGTCTACATCACATACTCTTACTTCTGGAGTATGGCAATCTATTACATCTTACACGGATGGTAGTCAAGTATATATTTTAGGGTATAAGAAAGATTCTGAACATAGATATGTTAGAATTAAACTTTCGGCTACTGGAGCACCATCAGTAATTTCTCAAGTGGCTGCAATTGCAGTTTGCGGATTTCCTGCAAATTGGCCTATTAATGAGCCTTTAGATTAATTAAATAATTAAAGGAGAGGATTGAGATTTTATTCTCTTTCCTCTTCTTTTGAATAGAGAAATATGGAGGATTTAATTTATGGCTGATTCAACTTATGATGCTCAAGCTAAAATTTATCTCAAACAAGGGGCTTCTGAACAAGTAATTGCTAATGGGGGAACCCAAACTATTGAGTCTGGGGGTAAAACCACTTTAGAAAGTGGCGGTGAGATTGAAGGCCAAAGTGGCAGTTATATGGATCTTCAAGCTGGCTTTCTTTTCTATTTAAATGGAGATTCTTCTTCATTTGGTGTGGATAAGTTATATAATGCTGTAAGAAGTATGAATACTTTGACTAGGTATATTAATAGTCAAGGTGCTGGTTCTACTGTAATGTCAGTAAGTATTTTTTCTCCCGCATATGGCTATGCTATTGTTAAAACTTCTGGAACTTCAGTAAGTGCTTTATCTTTAAAATTACCCACTCCTTCTGTCGGCATGTTTTTAGAAATTCATTTAAGTGGATGTATTAGCAACACCGCATTATCTATTTTTGGACAATCTGCTGGAGGAGCAAGTGTGGTGGATTTATCTGGTGCTGTAATAAGCTCATTAAATGCTGCTTCCACTGCTGCTGGATTAGTTAAATTAGGATGTTTTACTGATAGTGTTTGGACCATTTTGGATATTCAAGGACATATTTCAGCAAATGCTCCATCATAATAATTGAGGAGGTGTTTTAGTTTTGGGAATAATTAGAGTCAAAATGTTACAAAATTCCATTGGAGCTATTGATGGAATTCATGTTGAAAAATTCCAAGTTGGAAAAGAATATAATCTTAATGAGAGTTTAGCAGATGTTTTTGTCACACAAATGAAAGTTGCGGAATATGTAGATGAAGAAGACGCCCCAATAGATTATGAACCAGAGAAAAATATTGTAGAAGAAAAGATGGTGTTAGAGTCTCCTGAGAATAAGATGGAAGAAAAGGTATCAGAAAATAAAGATTATTCTACTACTGTAAGTAGAAAATCTAGATTTTCTAGGAAGAAGTAAGTTATGTTGATTGATAAGAGTTTAGATAAATATGGAAATAGAAGTTGGAAGGTTACTACTGCTCCAACTACTGAACCTGTTACTGCTGATGAAGTAAAGACTTTTGGACGAATTGATGGGGATGATGAAGATACTATGATTGAGGGAATGATTAAAGCAGTGAGAGAAGCTACTGAAGGATACTTAGGAAGATCTCTTATCACTCAAACTATTACACTTAAAATGGATTTTTGGCCTTCTAATGTTATAAAATTACCTCGCCCTCCTCTCATCTCTATTACAGGAATTTACACAGTGGATGAAGACGATGCTGATACTGAGTATGATTCTGATAATTATTATATTGATAGCAATATGGAACCAGGAAGATTAATTATTAAACAAGGGATCTCCAATCCTACTAATACTGATAGAGATTTTGGAGGATTTAAAATTGTTTATACTGCTGGATATGGAGATGATGCTAGTGATGTTCCTGAAGTGATTAGACAAGGAATTATGATATGGGTTGTAGATTTTTATGAAAATAGAGTAATTAATCCTAATGATCCTCCACAATATGTAAAGACATTATTGGATACATATTATATTGATAGAATATAACAATGAGCAGATTAGTACATAAACTTAGACAAAGAGTTCAAATTCAAAAACCAGTGGATACTCCAAATGATAATGGTGGGTATGATCGCA